CACCTCACTCTGCTGGGTCTCTCGACGGTGGCCTATCCTCTGGATAGGTGCAGGTGTAACACCTGCAACTCCCTGATTCAAAGCTATACCGCGAGCGCTCCACTAGTAGGATGTATTAGCCTACCAGCGACCCTGTCCGCCTTGCGGCGGGGATAGCTGTGCAGAACAACGTCCTTGTTGGTTCCAACGGAGGAAGAGGCAATGGCCAACCGCACAAATTATCTCACGGATTCAGCCAGAACGGAGACGGTTCACGCGTACTCGGGTGATCCCGGTACGACGTATAACGTCAACCACTGTCTGTTCTCGTTGAGAAGTGCGTCTGACTACCCTCGACGAAAGAAACCCTCGGGTTTCATCCCGCCAACCTCCTACCGCTTGGATGAACTGCACTATGAACGGCCCAACGGCACGTTTCGTATCGTTGACAATAGTTATGTTGTTACCGGTTACCCCTCGGATTTTGAAAATCCTATTGGCGCTCGTAACACTGACTATAATCGTCATGGATATGAAGACGTGCCGACGTCGTTCCCGGTCGGAATCGCGAACGAAGCCCTCATCAAGGCAAAATTGAAAGTCAAAGATCAAGACTTCAATGCTGCTCAGGCTTTTGGTGAGCGTCGCGAAACCGCCCAAACCGTATCCGCTATTCTAGGGACTATCACGAAGTCTGCTTTGCAGATGAAACGTGGTCAGTGGAAGCAGGGCCTTAAAACCCTTGGTTCCGCTGCAAACCCGAAGAATAGCAAAGAAGCCGTTCTGGCTTGGAAATACGGTGTAAAGCCTCTTGCATCGGACATATCCGGTGCTTGTGAAGCCCTTGATAAGGCTGAGAGTGGTCCGAGTAATGTCGTGACTATTAAGGCAAAGGTTACAAAGAATTGGAAAATCGAAGCCTCGACTGAACCATCTGATCTGCCTGGCGGCCCACGTGAGTGGCGTCGCATGTTTGGCTTAGTCAGCGCTGGTTCCTTCGTACGTTTCGATCTCCGACCTGAGAACAGAGCCCTTATCACGGCCTCATCTCTTGGTCTGTTGAATCCCGTAGCCCTAGCTTGGGAATTGCTTCCCGTATCCTTCGTTGCCGACTGGGCCCTTCCGCTTGGAGATTATTTCTCCAGTTTGGACGCCCTGGTCGGTTGGGAGGTTGCCGGCTACAGTCAATCTAACTTCTTCCGTGAGGATTTGAGTTGGATTGGGATTGGAGGTTACTCGCCGTTCAGCGGTGCTACGTTTGAGAACACGATGAAGTCGTATCTCAGAACGTACATGCTGGATCGCACGGGTGATACCTCGATCCCTATGTCCATGCTTCCGGACATTAGGGATCCTTTCAACAGCAAAAGTCGGGTCCTCAGTGCAGTTGCCCTCTTGGGTATTGCATTGAAGTCCTGGGAACGTGCTGCCCGTTAGGCAGTCTACCGTCCTGTTTCAGGACTTTAATTGAGGTAACAGGCAATGCCTGATTTCACTGCACTCACAGCAACGGACTACAATGGTGGCGGTACTCCGCTTAACCATCCGTTCGTTCCCGTTCGTCTCGACGGAGAGAAGGCCTTCTACGCCAACCGAAACGGTGGTATTCCCATCGGTTTCGAAAGGCTGTCGGTCAATGTCCGCGAGGCGAAATCGGCGACCGGCGCTCACGTGGTGGAGTTTGAACTCTCCATCCCCGTGATCGCCCTCGTCGATGGGAAGTACGTCAAGGTCCGTGAGTCGAAGTCGAGCCACCGGTTCAACTTCCCTCAAGACGGCGAACCCAATGAGCGCATGGATCATCTCTACATCGTCAAGAGCCTGTTCGGTCTTGCCGATGTCGAAGCGGTCGTGGAGGAGATCGAGGGTCTCTACTAGAGACGCTCGGTCTTTCTATGGCCGTGGATAAAGAGATGTCACAAAAGCTCCTTGATGCCCCTTTGGGGCTCATGACCATGAGGATTTTCCTATGGCTACTAAGTCTCGCCGCAGCCCTCGGGCTGCTCTCGTTGTATGTGCTCCGTCCCTCTCTCGTATCCACGAGAAGCTCGAGCACGCCCTCTTCGGAGGCCGCGCAGAACGTCCAGCAGGTAACTCTGGAATGTTCGGCGTCCCCGGTGAAGGCGTGTACCCCTCCCCCCGATTCCTCGGTGGGAGAGGTTTGGAATACTTCTGGACCGGCGGAGAACCCGTCGATCTCAGAGTAGACCCGAGCGACTTCCGGCGTAAGGATTATATCTCTTATGTCCGGGATGAGGCGGTGGGTTACTTCTTCCATGAATGGTTGTCCAAACTCGACTCTCGGTCTGTTGACCGTGAAGCGAGAGAGGAAGCCACGTGGGAGCGGTTCCACCAAGCGGAGGATCTGTGTCGTCTGGCCAATAACAGGTTGAAGCGGTGGGAAAAATCCCACTGGGCACGCGTAATTCAACGCGCGTCCAGGTTGGCTTCGCATGTGCTTGGTCCGATTGACCTAGATCACGCAGCGAGGTCTTTCGAGTGGGGGCCTGGTGCCACTACTCGACTCTCCCGACGTAAGTCGGATGCTGCGCACAAATATAGCGGTTCGCCGCACACAACGATCGGTAACGCGATCCTCGCGAATGCTGCCATCAAGCACGTACCCCTATGGGAGAGGCAACTTTCTCAGCTGGCGGACGACGAGGGCGTCGGGTACTGTAACATCGTACCCGGCAATCGTGTTGTGTCAGTCCCGAAGAACTACAAGACGAATCGCGCAATAGCCATCGAGCCCTGCATGAACATCTATGTTCAAAAAGGGTTTGGGAAGCTAATGCGTAGCAGGCTCCAACGCTTCGGAGTCAACCTGAACGATCAG